ATACCACGTGCTATGATGTGTGGTATGTTGATGGCAAAGAGAAAAGCGGAGAAGATACGGGCAAGAAGGTTAAAAAACCGCACTAAAGCGGAAAAAACCCGTGATCAGATAGGGGATGCGCGATGTAATGATGAGTTTTCCACGATGGGTCAAATGAGAAAAGTGTTCCTAAAAGTTTTTCAACGGTTGGGTGGAGTTGATGAGTTCTTTGACTGGGCACAGTCCGACTCAAAAAATCAAACGTTGTTCTATAAGATGTTGGCAAGACTTATACCACAAGAGACGAAACACACGGTGCAGGGTGGTAGACCAATCCAACTGCTTATCCAAAGTAATATACCTAGACCACAACTGACATCAATGGGCGATGATCAAAATGTGATAGATGTGGTGCCTAAAGTGGTGGAGACAGACAAGTTGCCAATTTTACCTGTTGAAAAACTAGAAGCACGCAGGGCAAAGACGGACATTCCGCTGCATGAGATTAGTGCGATGGTACAGGAACAAGAAGATGAGCGTATTGACAATTGAGCCGGAGACAGAAGTTGAACCAGAAATTGTTGTGCCAGATTTGGTGGAACCATATGTACCAACACCAAGACAGGCGATAGCACATTCGGTGCCAGAGAGGTTTGTATTGTACGGTGGGGCGATGGGCGGTGGGAAAACAATTTGGTTGGTAAATGAGGCGATACAACTGTCAATTGAATACCCGGGAAATATAGGATATTTGTGTAGACATGAAGCGTCCTCATTCAAACGAACGACATTACCGGAGTTGATAAAATATCTCCCATCGAAGCTCATCAAATCCCACCACCAGTCAGATGGCAAGATAATTTTGGTAAACAATTCCGTCATCTGGTATGGTGGACTTCGAGCGAGTCAAGCGGACAAGCCACTCGACCGTCTCAAATCCATTACACTTGGATGGTTCGGCATCGAAGAGGCGTCAGAGACAGATGAAAAGTATTTCACATTGTTGATTTCCCGGCTCCGCCTCACCTTAAAAGGTGGAGCGAGACCACGCTATAAGGGGCTGTGCACATCTAATCCAGAACCTGGTTGGCTCTACCGAAGGTTCATTGTAGGGGACAAACCCAAACATGTGTTTGTTCCTGCATTACCCTCTGACAATCCACATCTGACTGCTGACTATTACGAGACACTTCAAGAAAACTTCACTCCCGAAGAACAAGAGAAGTATTTGCAAGGAAAATGGATGGACCTTGAAGGCGGGAATCTTGTTTTCCCAGATGGTGCGGTGGAAATGGCGTTGGGCGTAAAAAAGAAACGAAAGGGCAGAACGAAGGAATTTAGTGTGGACGTCGCCAGAAAAGGGAAAAACTGGAGTGTGATAGCATATCGTTGGGGTAACACGATAAGAATCTTATATGAACATCGGAGGAAACCTTTAACAGTTCTTAAACGCAAGATAATCCAACTATATAACAAATTCAAACCTGATGTGGTAAACGTTGACGAGGTGGGTGTTGGCGGCGGTCTTGTTGATGAGCTGAGAGAAGCTGGCATACCCGTGTATGGTGTAATATCAGGAGATAAACCAGACAACTCCAGGTACTACAATTTCCGCGCTGAGATGCACTGGTATTTTCGTAAACTACTCCTAAAAGGTAAAATCCGTCTACCACAACATGAGCGGTTGCTTTGCCAAATGGGCGATGTAAAATATGAGATTCGCTCAGACAAAAAAATTCTCATTGAATCTAAAGCGGACATGGAAAAACGCGGCGTGGAATCACCTGACCACGTAGACGCTGTGGTGAATACATGTATCCGACTTAAACGAAAAACCAAAATGTTTATGGTGTGATAATGACAAAAATGCAAAAGAGATTGGCACAAGCTAGAAATGATGCGGTGAATGAATTTGCTGCGACACAATTGTTCAAAGATTCTCGCACCCTTCCATTTATCATCAGATCTATAATGACCGGAGTTGATATACCACAACCAGTCACCAGAACACAATTTTTAGAATTATACAAAAAACTTGTTTGGGTATACGCATGTGCATTAACAATAGGTCAATCTGGTGCAGGAGTTCCGCTCCACCTATACAAAAAATTGCCGAAGGGGAAAAAGGAACGCGTGTTTGAACATCCGGCAATCGACTTGCTAGAACATCCAAATGAAAAGATGTCTTTCTTTGATGTCATGGAGGCCATGCTGATCTATTTGGAACTAAATGGAAACAGTTTTATGGAGGTCGTTTACGACAAGCGTAGAAACCCTTCTGAGTTATGGTTACTTCGGCCAGATCGGATCAGGATAAACGTAACCAAAAATAAAAAGCGGATTTCTTCATTCAGTTATCGTGTAAAACCTGGTGATCAGCCGGCCAAATTCTTACCAAAAGAGCTTCTCCATTTCAAATACTTCAGTCCCAACGATGATTGGTATGGTCAATCGTCGATAGAAGCGGGAACTGACCCGATAGTCCTTGAACAGTATACTAACACATACAACCAAAACTTTTTCAAAAATGGTGCGACTCCATCTGGAATTCTCATTGCTGATGAATATCTGAGCAAAAAGGAAATAAAAAGGATACAGCGCCAATGGAAAACAAGGAACGAAGGTCCAAACAGTGCCGGTAAAACTCCAGTGTTGCCGAAAGGACTTAAATATGAACCGATAGGTGCCAAACAATCGGACATGGAATTCTTAGCGTTGAAGAAGATGACACGCACAGAAATCTTTGCCCTGTTTGGAGTACCTCCAGTAAAGGTAGGAATATTAGAAGGTGCAAAACACTCCAACTATGGTCTTCAGGAGACGATGTTCTACAAGGACACGATTGCTCCGAAGTTGAAAAAGGTAAGTGGTGCATTGAACACAATGTTCCTACCACTTTTTGAGGCGGACAAAAACCTGTACTTCGAATTTGATATGACGACTTTCATTAGTGGGGATCCCAGTAAAATCATTGAAAGGTTGGTCAAGCAAATACAATCAGGAATGATGTCACCAAATGAAGCGAGGGAAAAGATTGGGTTGGAAACGTTTGAAGGTGGGGATAGGTATTTTGTTGCTTCACACCTGATTCAAATCAGCGGTACTGGTGGAAGACCTACTGCTGACAGTGGTGAAGAAGAGCCGGTAAACATAGATTCGAGACCCACCGATGGTGGTAATCTCCAAAAGATCAAGAAGGCAATCAAGGATAAAGTACTCAAGCGTATGAGGAAGAAAAATGGTAAAACTAGAAAAGCTAACAAAAACCATAGTGGGTAATCTGGAAAAAGGTGCTTTGTGGGCTTTGCGTTCAAGAGCCAACCAGATTTACAAAAAGTATTTCAAAGGCGGTGGGTCCGCAGAGAAGATTGGTATCACTAAGAGTGAATTGATCTCCTCATATGCGATATTATTGGAAAACATGACAAAACGTGGGATGATATTCAAGTCAGCGACGGAATTAGATAGTATTGTCTCGACAAAAATGAAGCTTGGGATAGATTTGACAGCATTGGAGGATGCTTGTCTCATTCCAAATTTCATTGTGTTGGCTGATGGATTCATTGCAAAGGGTGAAAAGAAAACGGTGGTTGTTAAGGCCAGTGGTCTGCCAAAGGTTCCTGGCCTTGATTTGAAAAAGCTTCTCAAGAACCTTAACATCGACAGATATTCTGTGTCATATGATGATTCATCGTGGGAAGATGGATTGCCTGTGTATGATCTATACCTGCGCGCGAGACCTTTCTCCACGGTGGTGAAGAATCCAGGAGACACCACCCCAGTCGGTGATTCAGTGCAAAAGACACGGATGAAATTTAAGAAATTGTCGTCTAGCAAACACATAGTGGGTGGCATCGTATATGAACCGGAAGAACTAGACACCGATGGTGAATGGGCGACTGCGGAAGATATAGAACAGGCTGCGCATTTTTACATGGAAAAAAGCCAAGGGGTCAAAGTGATGCACGATGGTGAGTATCTTGACATGGATGCAGTGTGTGTCCTTGAATCATTCATCGCGGAAGAGAAAACAACCAAAGACGGTGGAATAGTGCCAGAAGGGGCATGGTACATGAAGATGCGTATAAATGACCCAAATCTCTGGATGGCTTGTAAAGAAGGTGAATTGACTGGGTTTAGTATGGCTGGATTTGCTAACATCATTCCTGAAATTCTGTGATGTTCGGTTCTCTTGTGGAAAAAAAATAATAAAACACCGTATTTGGGAAAGTGAAACATGATATAATGGTGCACGTATCAGGAAACTGGACCGAGGTGGTGCCAGAGTCTCGAAAGTGGCTCTGGCATTTTAATTGGAAACAACATGAAAAGGAAAAGAAAATTTGTCAGCAAAACTGGAAGACTTAAGAACATTCGCCCTAGCGAGGTGTCATTGGTGAGTGACCCTGCTAATAAACGTAAATGGTTCGTTGTTAAGAGCAAGAAGAAAGGAACCACTATGAAACTCTCACGTATTGCAAAGTTGATGGGCAAGATCAACGACGATGATCTTGACGACGAAGTGCTGGAAACAATCGAAAAGTCGAGAATTAGTAAAGAGGACAGGAAAGAACTTGGTTCCGCTCTCAAGACATTAGAGGGCTACGCTGAAAACTTTCCGACAGAGGTCAATGAAGCGATCTGCAAGATGGCTACATTGGCACTTTCACAAGAGCCCGCCGAGGAAAACGAAGATGGTGACAAGATTTTGTCAGGTCTGGCCACTGTCACGAAAAACCAACGCAAGATCATGGCTGCCATCAAGAAGGGTAAGACCACAGGCCTGTACACCGAGAAGGAATTACAGGACGCTATTGACAACGCCATCGATGAAACAGCAGAAGAGCTCGGAATCAGCAAGTCAGCAGATGGCGATGATGAGGAAGAGGAACTGGAAGACGTCGACGATGATTCAGAAGAGGAAGAGGAAGAGG